GCCTTTTTCAGCCAGCTCGACATATCCTGCTTGTTGGAAAATCGTTTCATGGCCCAATTGAGGAGCATAAGGATGCGCTGATGTTGGATTCCTCACTCGGGCATTGATCATTCTTGCAAAAATATTCACTGTTAGGCTTGTTTCAGTTGCCAACGTCCGGAGTGGATTATAGACGTAGACGTATAAAAAGCCCAATTGATTCCCAAGAGTCTCATTTTGTCGCAAATTAATCAAAGGATAAAGGTGCGAATATGCGGCCTGCAACTTCTCATTGATGTTCTGACCAGCATCTAGCTCGACATGATGTAGTGTTGTCAAGCGTTGGAGATTCATTGGTACTTTACTCACAGGCGTCCAAGCTACGATTAGTTTGCCCTGATAAAAAGGCGAACCATTAAGCTGAATGGTGAACTCCAAATCAGTATTAAGAAAGGTCCAATTTTCTAGAAATGCTTTCTGAGGATTCGAGTTGGTAAATATCCTCGGAAATTCCAGAACTGCTAGGACATCTCCTTGCACTTTTGTAGTATCCCAAGTGAGAGATCGGACTAATGTGTCTTTAGCTAACTGCTCACCTAGCGATCGAGTTGGATCATTGTAGCTAAGTGATTGCAAGACATCAGTGGCTTGTTCAGCTTCCTCCTGATCTGTCTGGACGACTGGCGGTTCATTTGTCACTTGTACTGTTTGAGATTTGTTCTGCGTTGTTTCAGCAGCGTTAGTAACAGCCGGTTCCCTAACGCTGAGACTTCCCGCCTCATTATTTTCTTGCTTCTCGTTGTTCATGTTGACTTTTTTCATTTGTTGTTCGATCTCCTTGTGACATTCACTTTCACTGGTGCCGGGCAAGATCTCTCCTCCAGTGGCGGCGGCTTGGCCGTCAAAACAAGTTCTCCTCCACCGCTTGTAGTAGAACTCATAGCTATGTGCTTCAAAATCACATCGTTGTTTCAATTTACTTAAGAGCTCGTTGTAAAACTCTTCACTATGCATAGCTGCTTCATTGAGGGCACTGTCAGCTATCACTTCTTCATATGGCAGTTCGTCCACGAATGCTGTTCCTTTCTTGTTCCACATCAGACTATCGTAAATTGACGAAACCAATATGGGCGCTGCATAGAAACCTTCACGTAGTAGAAAAGTGCGTTTCAGAAAAGTCATCTCACTGAGAGGTCGAAACTCCCCAGCATCAATCAACTCATCATAAGTTGCATCAACATATGACAGATCTGGCTCACTCTTATCTTCCTTTGTGATAGTTATTCCATACTTGCCCAAGACTTTAGCTACTCCTGAAAGATTGAATTGAGGAGCCTTGGGATTAACGATGTGGATATTGTCATCTCCAAAAAAGGAGGAATGCACTACTTCATCGATGTCAGCACACGTCATTTCTGGGCTAATTTCCTTGAAAGCAAAGTAAAAAATCATCTGATTAATCAGAGAATTAAACTCAGCTGTACCAAAACATCCTGATGGTAAACCATGCGTCTTCCGATACACATGTGGACCTATAGCAACCTGTGATAGACAATACTCTGCGATCAGTCGCTCACGTACCTTGGTGTATTCGTCGTAATTGTAGTAAGCATTGACAATATCACAAAGAATGTCAAAAAACACTGGATACAAAGACCCATCATATGCAGTAAAATCCGCAGCAAAGCCATAATCACCTACTTGTTGTAAACGTTCAGCGAGTTGCGTCCAACCATATCCCAGAGGATTCACTCCGACTGCCACAGAGTGAGCATGCGACGTCCTATGTAAGAAGCCAACAAAGTCCAACATATACTCTCGACA